ATGACGACGATTACAGAAATCATCGGACGTGTGAATACACAACTGGTTGACCCGATGATGGTTCGCTGGCCCCTGCAGGAATTGTGCGATTATTACAATGATGCTGTGAGGGCAGTGATTCTGGCGAGACCGGATGCTGGCGCAAGCCTGGAAACAATCAGTTGTGTTCCTGGCGCCCGTCAGGTTTTGCCCGATGGTAATACAACTTCTTGACGTGATATGCCTCAGTGACGGTAGTGCAGTCAGACCATTATCCCGGGAGGTGCTGGATGCGCAGTATCCTGAGTGGCCCACAATGAAGGGTATTCCTGAATGTTTTATCAGCAACGACCTGTCCCCGCGCGTATTCTGGCTGTTTCCTGCTCCTGACAAAGAGATAAGTATTGATGCAGGGTAAGCCGGATACCGGAGGCAGTGTATGTTCTGACGCAGGACGATGATACGCCAGTTCCACTGGAAGAGGCTTATGTTAACCCACTGGTGGACTGGATGTTGTTTCGCGCTTTCAGTAAGGATGCTGCCGGTGGCGCAGAATCGGGCTGGCTGCGCAGCATTATCAGAGTTTTGTTGAGCAACTAGGGATCAAACAGGGGGCAGACAGTGCATTGTCTGCCCGTAAAAAAGTGTTTAACGGAGGTGGAGTGTGAGTGTTGTTGTTTCGGGGACGCTGAAATCTCCTGATGGTGAGGCGATATCAGGAGCAAATATTACCCTGACGGCGCTGACAGTTTCACCGGATGCGCTCAGCGGCACCAGTGCGTCGGCAGTGACCCGTGAAGGTGGATATTACGGAATGACGATGGATCCGGGGGAGTATGCGGTTTCGGTGACGGTGAAAGGGAAGACTGCTGTCTACGGACGTGTGCGTATTGAGGGGACCGAAAGTACGGTGACGCTCAATATGCTGTTACGCCGCAGTCTTGTTGAGGTTAGCATACCCGGAGAACTGCTGACAGATTTCGGCAGATACAGAATAATGTGGCTGATGACCTTGCCACTATTCGTCGCCTGAATGAAGACACGGCGACAAAAAACGCTCAGGCCACACAGTCAAAAGAAAGTGCAGCAGCCAGTGCGAAGAGCGCATCTGACAGTGCAAAGACGGCAACCAGCAGGGCGGCTGAAGCCGGACAAAAAGCGACTGATGCCACTGAGGCTGCGACCCGTGCAGTCACAGCAGCGGGGATGCAGAGGAAAGCTCGACCCGTGCCGGAGAGTCTGAAAAAGCCGCCGGAGCTGATGCAGAAAAAGCCAGACAGCATGCTGAAAAGGCCAGGCTGGCGCAGGAGAGCGCCGGAGATCCTTAAGCGGCAGAGGCTGCCACTGCACTGACCAGACGTATGGCTGAGAATGCACGGGGGCCCCGGGGGCCTCAGGGAGAACTGGTCCGAAGGGGGATGTCGGTCCTAAAGGAAACAGGTCCAGTGGGCCCTCAAGGGCCCGCAGGGCCGAAAGGTGAGCGTGGTGACGTTGGTGCTCAGGGGGCTGTAGGGCCCGCTGGTCCGCGTGGTGAGGGGCGAACAGGGGGAGCGAGGACCGCAGGGACCAGGCCTGAAGGGGGATACCGGAGAGCGGGGGCCTAAAGGGGACCAGGGGGATATGGGGCCAAAAGGCGAGAAAGGTGATCCGGGAGGTCCTGCAGGCCCGCAAGGTCCTAAAGGCGAACGAGGAGAAGCCGGACCACAGGGACCGATGGGAGCACGAGGTGAGCGTGGGGAGACTGGCCCCCGAGGTGAACCTGGTCCTGCAGGTCCGAGAGGCGAACGAGGAGAGACCGGACCTCAGGGACCTCGTGGAGAGCCAGGTCCGGCAGGCAGCGCTGCAAATGTGGCTGATGCAACGACGGCACAGAAGGGAATTGTGCAGTTAAGCAGCGCAACGGACAGTGATGATGAAACGAAGGCTGCCACCCGAAAGCGGTGAAAGCGGCAATGGATGTGGCAAATGAAGCGAAAACAAAGGCAGAAGAGGCTGCAGCAGGAGGTGGTGTTCCCGGTCCGAAAGGAGATAAAGGGGACACGGGGCCAGCAGGTCCGGCTGGGCCGAAGGGTGATAAGGGAGAGCGCGGTGACACCGGCCCTGTCGGGGCAACCGGCGAACGGGGACCGGCAGGTGATGCTGGTCCGGCAGGCCCGCAGGGGCCGAAAGGCGACAGGGGAGAGCGGGGAGAGACCGGTCTGACGGGAAATGCAGGTCCACAGGGTCCAAAGGGAGATACCGGTGCGGCAGGTCCGGCAGGCCCACAGGGACCGAAAGAAACAGGTGCGGCTGGCCCGGTAGGGGCAACCGGACCTCAGGGGGAAGGGCGACCCGGGGAGACGCAAATACGGTTCCGTCTGGGGCCGGGAAACATTATTGAGACAAACAGCAATGGCTGGTTCCCGGATACAGATGGCGCACTCATCACCGGACTGACCTTTCTTGACCCAAAGATGCCACACAGGTTCAGGGGCTGTTTCGGCATTTGCAGGTCAGGTTTGGTGACGGGCCGTGGCAGGATGTTAAGGGGCTGGATGAAGTGGGCAGTGATACAGGCAGAACAGGAGAATGACATGAACATACTAAAAAAACTTATGCAGCGTCTGTGCGGTTGCGGAAAGCATGATGGCCGTGAACACGGGCAGTCGCTTACAGTACAACTGAGACTGGGACCGGCAGACATTCTGGAGTCCGATGAGAATGGCATTATCCCGGAGCAGGACAGGGTAATCACGCAGGTGGTGATACTGGATGCGGATAAAAAGCAGATACAGTGCGTGGTAAGACCGCTGCAAATCCTGCGTGCTGACGGGACGTGGGAAAATATTGGGGGATGAAATAGCCGACAGCTTCACAAAACCGGAGCCCGGCTCCGGTTTTTGTTGTCATGTATAGGGGGGGGTTATTAGAGAGTGAAGTAATAAACATGTTAATACGATGGAGTGAAGGATGCCGTGTAATTCTGGTTCAAGAGTTTTTTATGCCGGAAAATCGCAGGATTATTCTGGATAGTAAAGAATCCTGGTTAATAATCTGTGATAGTCAGTTGGGCCATTTAATGCGCAGTATGTATCAGGGACGCCGTTTTATTCAGCTGAATCTGGAAAAATTGAAAGGGGTACATGATGTCGCCTTGCCAGTGAAATGGGAATTCACATGAAGACAGTGAATAGCTTTCTGTATACGGGAATGGCGAAAAATGGACTGTATGGTGTGAGTGTGAAACATCTTGCGTGTGCGGAGTGATGCTTCTCGTTGCTACAGCGGCAATGATAATGCAGTGAAAAAAGGGGAGCAATATGCTCCCCAAACCGAAAGAAAATTGCAATAATCAATGAAGTTATTTAGTCATCATCAGAATGTCATGCAAGGCATTTTGTTTCAGTGATGCCGATCGCGATTTTAGCGAATTCCATCATAAATCCCCTGATTTTTAAGCCTGAAGCAGTCAAAGGAATTTCTATGCCCTATCGATATCACCACGATGCGTGGGATGATGCCGCGCGTTGTGACATCCATGCTGCCCGAGCATTCCGCTGTACTGGCGGAGGACTGCCATTTCCGGTTTGGTGTTATTACACCAGAACGTCAGATATCCGGGGTTGAGAAAACATTCAATTAAGCCAAAAACAATTTTTCATTACCGTGATGATTTCTGGTTTGCGTGGCCGGATGTGGTGGATGTGATCCGTAGTCCCGTTGCTCAGGATAATTACGGGAGGATCTACTACACTGACGGAAAATTTCCAAAAGTCACGGCTGCTGAAATTGCCACCAAAGGAGAGGGTAATTTCCCTGCGGCATATCGTCTGGGGATCCCCGCACCGACAACAGCACCTGTTTGTACCGTTCAGAAGGGAGAAGGTGCCACTGACGAAAATCCGAATGATGATGAAACCCGCTTTTATACCGAAACCTTTGTATCGGCGTATGGTGAGGAAGGGCCTCCCGGACCTGAATCGCTGGAAGTCACCGTGGGGATCCCTGATACTCCGGTTCAGTTAACACTCTCTCCGGTTCCGTTGCAGGACGCAAACATCAATCGTCGTCGTATTTATCGTTCTGTCTCAGGGGGCGGAGAGGCCGATTTTTTACTCGTGGCTGAGCTTGAAGCATCCGTGCTCAGTTACACGGACAACATACCGGCGAAAAACCTCGGACCTTCTCTTGCAATGGGATTACCTGCCGCCGCCGGAGAATATGACAGGTCTTTGCCTGATGGCGAATGGTATTGCCGCCGGATTTGCCGGTAATGAGGTAATGTTTTCGGAAGCGTATCTGCCGTATGCATGGCCCGAAGTGAATCGTCACACAACGGCTGAAGATATCGTGGCAGTCTGTCCGCTAGGAACATCACTGGTGGTGGCGACAAAGGGCGAGCCTTATTTGTTCAGTGGGGTTTCACCGTCCACAATTTCTGGTTCAAAAATCCCGTCAATGCAGGCGTGTCTGAGCAGGCAAAGTATGGTTGCGATGGAGGGATTTGTGCTGTATGCGGGAACAAATGGTCTTGTGTCTGTTGATGCAAACGGCAATGCCGCGCTGGCGACGGACAGATTATTTCACCGGAGCAGTGGCAGACTCAGTTTAATCCGGCCTCCATTGTGGCTTATCCCTGGCGTGGTGAATACATTGCCTGTTACACAAAACCGGATGGTGAGAAGGATGTGTTTGTCTTTAACCCGGCAGGTATGGATATCCGGCACCTGAGCACACCTTTTGACTGCGCATGTGTTGATGGTTAACGATGTTATGCGTGTAGTCTCAGGGCAAAATGTCTGCGATGGCCGGTGGAAGATTGCCGTCATTAATACGATGGCATTCGAAAGTCTTTTCCCTTCCGGAAAGAACCTCGTTTTCCTGTCTCAGGGTGAAGTCTCCGACGCCAGAGCGGGTGGGCATTACAGTGCTGGCTGATGATGTTCCAGTGATTCACCTTGCTCCGGGAAGCCTTTCGGGAAGCGTGGTGAGATTACCTGCTGCAACCGGGCAAAACTGGCAGGTACTGGTTTCCGGTTTTGGTCAGGTTGAACGTATCACACTCAGTACATCAATGTCGGAGCTACCGATATGACAAAAAAACCGTGGCGCGCAGGGAAGGATTTATCTGCGGTTGTGGAAAATATGGAGATTGGCACAGGGCAGCGTGGTGACGGACGTCACGCCTTTGTGACCCGTGAAGAACTGGTTGGTCTGAAGCTGGCTCGTTCGTCGTGCTTCTGGTGGTGGCTCATACGCCCTGAATCCGGGGGTAGAGATAGACAGTAGCCTGATGGTTGTGGATTTCCCCCCGAAGCCGCTGAATTTTAAAGCGACAGGTGGATTTGGCTCGGTTCTCCTTGAGTGGGATATGCCCAATTATCGAGGTCATTCACTGACTGAAGTCTGGCGGGGTACGGAAGACGACCTTGCTGATGCCCGTGCTGGTTGCCACCACACCGGGGCAGGTTTACGGCGATCCGGTTGACCCGGGATGGTCGGGATTTTACTGGATCAGGTTTGTGAATGCTGCTGGCGTTAAAGGACCGTGGCATGCTGTCGGTGGTGTTGCTGCACAGACACAAATTTCTGTTCAGGCGCTGATTGACCAGATCAAGGAAGAAGCGGCGAATTCTCCTGTTGTGGAGGAGTTACGGCAGGAAATTAAGGATGCCGAAGGGCGGGCAGTACAGGAAGCTGGCGTGCAGACCACTGAGGTTGTGGGTAATCTCAGGGAGGAGACATTAAAAACGATTGGTGGCGTGGAAACCCGCATAACCGATATGGACTCATCAACCAGTGAATCGCTTAATGAGGTCGACAAGCGCATCACTAAATTGGATAAAGAAGGCGGTGAAGCTTTTCTTGCAATGTGGTCAAAAAAAAGCGGGAGTTTGATGGTATCACTGCGGGGATCGGGATTGTCGCCGGAAAAGACAGTGAAGGCAGGCCTGTAAGTTCAGGTTGCAATTTCTGCGTCGCAGTTGTTTGTCTTTGACCCGAATAATCCGGATAACACAGCCTATCCGTTTGCGGTATCAGGTGGCAAGGTAGTGATCCCGAAAGCGATGATTTATGACGCGGTGATTGAAACACTGGTGTCGCGGAAGGTTGTGGCGGATGAGGTAAAAGCCGGGGTAAGTATCACTTCGCCAGTTATCCGGAGTGCCGTTATTCAGAACGGAAACTTTCAGGTTTGATTCTCAGGGGAACCTGAATATTGGAGGCCTTTTCAGTGTTACGTCACAAGGGCAACTGACAATTCGTTACTCTAATCAGAATGTAGGACTGGTGATCCGCAATGATAAAATTGAGGTTTATGACCAGAATGGACGACTGGCTGTTCGCATAGGCAGATTACGCTGATCAGGAGGTGAGTATTGGAATACGGTTTTGCCATTTATAACAGAAATAACGTTAATGTTACGGGCGTGCTGACTCCAGTATTTTTCCTGGACAGATTTACAGCGGAGTCTGGCTCAAAGACGTACACTAATAAACCCGACGGGAAATCATTGCAGGCTGTATGTTGTTTATTTCCCTGGAATAATGTATTTGCGGATCGGAAAGTACCGAAGATAACCATTAATGACAATACGGTGACGTGGTCGAATCTTGAGCAGGGTATGGGATCTTATATTTATACATTCTGGGGATAAGTGTTATGTACGGTTTGAGCATTATGAAGCCGGATGGCAGCGTATGGATAAGTCCAGGTTTTACGCCGCAGTGTCTGATCAACAAAGGCACCATACCGGCGACTGAAAAGTCTTTTTTTTAAAACATCAATCCCGTCAGGCAAAAGTTGTTTTTTCTTTATCAGAACAGAGAAGAAGGCCGATGTCATGTACACGCATGAACAGATTGATGGATATCATGCACTAAGGCTTCATGTAATTGTCAGGGGAACGAACCCTGGTGTTACGACGGTTTATGCTTTCGCGAATATGGTTACTCCACCTTCTGAGTATGGTATCGCCATGTATAACCCGGACGGTGAGATGATTTATCATGGCGAAATGATGCTGCTTGACGCGAAGTTAATACCTGTTGATATCAAGTTTGAGAAGGACCTTGGATATCCATGCGCAATTATGCCTGCACTGGTCGGGTATTATAACTGGAAAAGAACTCCTTATGATCGACCGATTTATACCACATCCACTGGTGCTACAGGAAATAAAATATATTCCTGTGAGCATTATTCCGGTGGTGCAACATGGGATATTCGAAAGCCGTATATAGATAAGGTACTGGTTATTAATACATCAGTATATGATTAGTTGAAGCGAGTCTTTAATATTCATTTAAAATGTCTAAAAAGATGTATTATTAAAAAGTTTAGCGTGTTATCTGAATACAGGATATCTTAAATGAAGAGTATAGCAACACTGGTTGTGTGTGCAATCTCCGGGATTGCCTGTGTAAATTTATCTGCACATGCAGCAGAAGGAGAGCATACAATTTCTCTGGGGTATGCGCACTTTCAGTTTCCGGGACTGAAGGATTTTGTAAAGGATGCGACTGCTCATAACAGGGAGACTTTCAGTCATTTCGTCAACAGAAACTACTTTTCTTCATTGGGCGAATATACAGATGGTCGGGTCAGTGGATATGAAGGCAAGGATAAAAATCCACAGGGCATTAATATCAGGTATCGCTACGAGATAACGGATGATTTTGGCGTTATCACCTCTTTTACATGGACGCGTTCTCTCACTAACTCACAGACATTTATTGATGTGCAGTCAGCCGATCATACCAGGAAGATTAAGAATCCGGCAGCTTCTGCCAGAACGGATATCAGGGCGAATTACTGGAGTCTGTTAGCGGGGCCTTCATGGCGGGTTAATCAGTACATGAGTTTATATGCGATGGCAGGGATGGGCGTTGCTAAAGTTAGCGCTGACCTGAAAATTAAGGACAATATTAACAGTAGTGGCGGATTTTCTGAAAGCAACAGCACGAAAAAAACCTCCCTTGCGTGGGCTGCAGGTGCACAGTTTAACCTGAATGAGAGTGTTACACTGGATGTGGCTTACGAAGGTTCCGGCTCTGGCGACTGGCGCACGAGTGGCGTTACTGCTGGCATTGGCCTGAAATTCTGACCTGTATCCGGTAACCGTTTACTACCCGCTGTGATGGCGGGTTTTTTATTGCCCGTACAGGGCAAAAACCGTAAATTATGCGTGGGTGCCTTTCGGCTGATGGCTGGAGGGTGAACCTGAAGGCCTGATGTGGAAAGGCCCCGAGTCAACTTAACGTTAACCCGAGGCCCTAACACTTCGTACCTTAAGCAAGTAGAAGGTTAGCGCCTCTCTGTAAAAGGAGTCAAGCGCTATGTCGCAAAAATCGCTTATCACCGTCACAATTTGCATGACGGTTATCTTCACCATCTGGATGTTGCACGGTTCACTGTGTGAGTTCCGGCTGAATTTGTGGGGAGCGGAGTTTGCGGCGTTCTTACAGTGTAAGCAGTAGGAAAACCGCGACGGGGACGAGAGTCCCCGTCAACTGGTTGCTGAGGTTCAGCCGATATGGCACCCGTTTCAGGTGAGAGAATGAACGATAAAATTCTCTGGTATATGCAGCGTGTTGTGAGAAATTCCCGCAACCCTGAATTTATGAATGAAGTTAAAGACGCCTGCCTTAAAAAGCAGGCGTTTTGTTTTGAGGCACCTGATGGCTTTTTGGTGCTGCGTTCTGTGCTCAGTGCTGATGGTATCCCTTATGTTCTGGTGTTGCTGGGCGTGTGTACGGGGAGTAACAGCGTTGAGCGTTACCTGCCGGAGGTGAAGACATTAACCCATCTGGCTGGCGGACGCTGGGCTGAGTTCCATACGGCAAGGCGGGGATTTATCCGGCTGGGAAAACGACTGGGCTTTGAGCGAATGCCGGATGATGAGGATGGCTTCATGGTGTTCAGGATAGCGGTCTGACTGCTACAGTTTTCATCATTGTGTTTAAACCAACATTGTAATTCACATTCTGACCCTGCTCCGGCAGGGTTTTTTGTTATCCAGGGGGCCATTATGGGTGGAAGTAAAGGCGGTGGTGATACCAAAGTAAAACCAACAGCAGCGCAAATAGCACAGGAAGAAGTGGCCTGGAAAGGGTGGCAGGATTACAAAAATATCCTCCGCCCGGCTGAAGATAACTTCATGGAAAAGGTCGATGACCTGAACAGTGAGCAGCAGTACGACAATATTGCTGGCACCACAAATCTGGGGTATCAGAAACAGTTTGGCGAAGCACGGAAGGAGCTTGCGGGTAATCTTGCTCAGTCCGGCGTTGACCCATCCAGTGGTCGTTTTAATGCGGTAATGAATGCGAACCAGAGTGACCAGGTAACCGGGCAGATTGACACAACCACACGGGGCAGGTATCGCAGGCAGATAAGTATGTTGCCGGGCTACAGGATGTTGCTGCTCTCGGTTCTGGTCAGAAGGCGGATGCGTTACAGAGTTTTAACTCTCTGGCAGACAGCAGTCTGGCAAAAGCTAAATCGGATGCACAGGCGGCGTTTACGAAACAGCAGGGGCGAGCCTCTCTTGTTGGCGCTGGTCTGGGTGCGGCAGGTGCATATGCGATGCATAAGGCTGGCGGTAGCGGAGGAAGTGGCGGTGCTAAAACACCTGGCACCGGCGCTAATGCCATTCAGCATCAGGCTCAGAACTGGAGACTGTGATTATGGAGTACGGTAAATACGAAACACTTGCAAGATACGGTTATACCGGAGCAGCCCGCCCTCAGGGGGACTGGCAGACATCCGCAGCGCTGACACGCCAACAATACGACGACTGGCGAACCAGATATTTGCCCCGCGTGGCAAGGCTGGCTGACCTTGGGGAGAACAACAGTCTGATGAATGCACAGCTTGCACGGGTGGGAGGCCTTGCCACTTCCAGTCTCCGTACAGCGCAGATGGCGCAGGATAACCAGATGGCGAGATACGGGGTAAACCGCCCGGATAATCCCGACAGTAATACGCTGGGGTTACGTAATGCCCTGGCAATTGCTGGCGCGAAAAATGGTATCCGTGAAGCCGAACAGGATCGCCAGATGAATATTCTGACGGGGGCTTCTGCACCGGCAAGACAGAAACTGAGTGTTGGCGGCCAACTGGTGGCAGCGTAAGGGGCAATATGGGATACGGTTTACTGGATATTGCAAATCAGTCGCGGCGTGAGGCATTACAGGGAATAAGTGACGCAGACAGACGACGTGAAGAAATTGAGGCTGCGAACAAACAGATGGCGGCGCAACAGAAAGCGCAGAACAAGCAGAATATCGGTACGGGCATTGGTACGGGGGCGGCTATTGGCGCATCCGTTGGTGGTCCTGTTGGTGCTGTTGCTGGAGCAGTAATTGGCGGCATTGCTGGTTCTTTGTTTTAAGGAGTGGTGAATGAGCGGATTTGCACAGGGGTTACTTGCCGGATTCAGCACCGTTGACCAGGCAATGACCCGTCGTAAGGAGCTTGGTCTGCGTGAAGCACAGCTTGCCCGGCAACAGAAAAATAACGAGCGCGATTTTGAGTTTGCGCAGTCTCAGTTTGAACATAATAAAAACGTTGATCAGCGGAACTTTGATTACAGAGCCAAAGTTGACGACCGTAATTATGCACTGAAGGAAAGGGAGTTTAACGCTAACCAGAATTACCGGAATGCGTCACTGGGTATGGAGCAGCAACGACTCCAGTTGCAGAAATACAACCAGCGACGGCTTGAGTATAACGATATGATTGCCCATAGCCAGCCACTAATGGAAGCGCTTGGAAAAGCAATTGAGGCTGGCGATCAGGAGGCTGCAACGCGTCTGTTCGGGCAGCTGCCAAAGGGACATCCATTAATTCTTATGTCAAACGAAGGCTATGCAGCGAAAGCGGGTCAGGCCGTGATCAACCTGCAAAAAATCTTTGGTGATAAGCCGGACATGGCGATCGATTCGCTGAATACCCCGGAAAATCTCGATGTGCTTTCCGGCGTGTTTGCCCCGGAACTACAACAGCGTATTGGCATGCCTGATTCAACCGGGGACAAAACGATAAAAGAGGCCAGGATTGGCAGTATCGTACCAGCGCAGCAGGAAGGGTACGTACTTATTGGCCTTGATCTCACATACAGCGATGGCTCCACCGCGCATAAACCTGTAACAGAATACGGCAGTGCGCACCCTGATGATCAAACCGTGCTGGCGATACCCGTTGATAAGGCTATCGCTCAGGTCAGGGATCGCAGCAAATTTGCAGAGATATCGAAAAATTATGGTTATTTTATGCCGAAGCAGCAGGGACTTTCTCTGAAAGAGCTTCAGAAGGGGGCCAGCAACGTAGCGGCGGACGCGATCAAGAATGGAGGTAATGCTCAGGCTGCGGTGGATGAATATTATGCTGCGACTGGTTCACAACCGCATCAACAGAAAATTCAGCAACAAAAACTTCAGCAACAGGTTATCAACTGGGCGGGAGATGATCCTGATAAGCTGTTATTTGCCAGAAATGTAGCGGCCCGTCAGCCAGAAATGCTGGAGCCTCAGAATCAGAAATTGCTGGAGAACGGGTATTCGAATTTTCTCCGTATTCAAAAGGCCAGGGGGAACAGGCCAGAGATGATAGTGCGGCCTCTGCATCTGAGTTTATCCGTGGTCTGAAACAGAATTACGCGCAGTAATTCACCATTCCCGTTAATACTATTTCCTGATACCCGGTCATTGTGCCGGGTTTTTTTATGGAGTCTGTATGGCTTATTCCGATGAACAGCGCCCTGAAGCGCAATTTGGCAACCAGAACCGCAACAGCCTGAACATTCAGCAGCCGGGCGAGACTGACAGCTATGATGCGTTTTTCTCCGATCCCAATCGCTGGAAGGACAACAGCACGTCGTTCAGCCTTGGCGATGTATTGCCAACTATGGGGAAAGGTGTCGCCCAGTCCGTCCGGGGAACAGGGGAAATGGCCCGTGGACTCGGTGATGCGATGATTCAGAGCCCGGTAAAAACAGGGGCGCGTATTTTAAATGAGTTCAGCCGTATGGGGCTGCCGGGTGTCGCAACTGTGCAGGATATTTTTGCCGGTGGCAGCAGGGGGGCTGATGAGGTCATCGATACCCTGCCTGATGGCAAAAACGCGGTTACTGATACTGTCGGTAAAGGTCTGAAGGCAACCGGTAAGGCTGTCAGTGATGGTGCTGAAGCCACTGATGAATGGCTGACCGGTAAGATGTCGCCGGGTGCTGTTCGTGCGCTGAATACGCCGATGACCGAAGGCTATGATGATTCTGCGGTCTGGGTGGCGAAGGGTGTAAACCTGATTGGTGCGCTTGTACCTGATATGGTTGCTGGCGGTGTGGCTAAAAAGGTGGGTGATGCCACACTGCGAAAAATGCTGACCGCCGGGCTGGAGAAAAAATACATCGCGGCAGGGATGCAGCCGGAAAGAGCCTCGGCACTGGCAGCAGAAGCTGTCGATAAAAAAATGCCGGATTTATTCCAGGCGGGCCTGATCACCCATTCAACAGCCAGTGCACAGGGGCAGAGTGCAATGGCGGCAGCAGATGCTGTTCTTAATGCGGATTACTCTGAGCTGGCGCAGTCACCGAAATTTCAGCAAATGTTTTTGTCCATTGACGCCGACCCGCAGCACGCACAGCTTACTGATCGCCAGAAAATGGACCTGGCAAAAGAGCGTGTGGCTGATGAGGTGCGTGCGCAACTGGCAACCGATCCTCAGTTGCTGGCTGTGAATGCCATGGCGGCAAAACTGGGCGATGCTCAGTTGCTTAATCTGGCGATGCGGGGCACAGCGAAGACCGTTAAAAGCGGCATTGTCAGAAATGCCACTGCACAGGGGGCGATTAATGCGGCGCAGGGCGGCTATTCACGCTATCAGGAAAACACGGCATTGCGTGAGACCGCCGGAATGGATGTATCGCCATGGGAGGGCGTGGCTGACGCAACGATCGAAGGTGCTGCCCTTGGTGCTGTGATGGGGGCTCCATTCGGTGCAGTTGCCGGATATCGTGGCAGACGTCAGGCCGCAGAAGAAACCGCCATGCGTGATGCTGAAACCGTGCAGCAGGACGACGCAGCCCCGCAACCAGAATCTGTTGATCCGGTGGCGCAGCATCGTGAATCCATGCAGGGGATGAATCGCGAGCAGCTTCTGGAGCAGTATGCTGATGCGGATATGGCGACAGAGGGTGACGCATCCGCAACTCATCGCCGGGAAGCCGCCAGCCAGCTGTTGAATGAACTGGACGAACAGGCGAAGCGACAGGCTGTGATGAATGAGCTGAAGGCGAAGCCGCGTTCTGAACTGCTTGAGGAATACCGCAGACTCAGCCAGAAAGAGGGGCGCACCGAGACTGAAGAACAACAGTTTCAGGCAATACGAGAAGTCATTCGCCCACAACAGGAAGTGACGCCGGAAGCACAGTCACAGCCTGAAAATGCGGAGGATGGTAACGGGAGCATTTACCCGACGGTGCGGTTCCGGGACCCGAATGAAGTCCGCATTGAAATTAACGGGAATGGTGCGTCCAGACCAGCGGAACGCATTGAAAAGGTGCGCCCGGACAACCGTTATTTCACGGATGAGAAAAGCGCCATGGGGAGTGATGTTTTCCGTAATGCCGCCGCCACCGGCCTGAAACCGTCCGTAGTGAAGAAAGGCGAGAATCAGTATGCCGTTGAAATGGATAATCCTGCGTTCTCTGAAGATGTGGCAACGGAAACCATTAACACCCTGGCTGACGGAGAGCGTATTGCTGATGCTGACCCGATGGAGCAGCCCGCGTTCATGCGTGACCCGCGATTCCGTGGTTTCACGGGGGATGATACGGAGGTACAGGCCCGCCTTGCCCGTGGCAACGCGCCGACGGCAGAGGAGCTTGTACGTTCACAGATGGCTGAAGGTGATGCCGGTCCGACAGCACAGGAGTTAACTGAGCGTCCACGCCTGCCCGCTCCCGGCGATATTCATCCCGGACAGGGATATCCGTTACCGGGAGAAGTGGCGCGTACGCCGGATGAAAATCAGGCCGGACGTGGTGGTCGTTTTACCACAACCGGTGAGGTTAAGGGCCAGAGTTTCCAGAAAGGACAAGCTCCGGCACCGGAAAACGCCGCTGGTCGCCAGGGGGAAACACTCGAGGGTGACATGGTTCGTCGTGGTCTGCCGTCACCGGATGCGCAGAACGCGACAGCACCGGTACGTGAAGGGCTACCGGCTCCTGACATTGCGCGTAATGTTCGTATGCCTCAGCCTGAATCACTTCCCCGCACTGTACGGGACTCACTGCCTGAGCTTGCACAGCAGGCAGAAGTACGCCGACAGGCCGGAGGAAATCGTGACATCCCGCAGCCTGAGACAATCGCACCTGAATCTGAAACAACTGTCTCTACTGACAGGGAAGCTACCGTGCGCGGAGGTGAAGTCAGGGGCAAAAAAATTGAAGACTTTGGTGAAGAAATTAAGGGCGCGGCAAAACACCGTTATGCGCAGCTTGCTGAAGCTATGGGTAAAACGCTGGAGGATGGGGAGTACGCGACACAACCACTGAGCAAACTGTTTCCAAAGCCGGATTATGCCCGTCTGGAAAAAGAAGGTGTGGATAGTGACACGCTGGCAATGATGGCGTTGTATCGCAGTGAAATTCCCACCAGAACAAGCCGTAACATGCAGAAATGGATCAGCATTGTTAAAAGCGGTCGCGAAGCTACTGCCGGTATGCTGGAGGGGAAAATTCCGGCAGCGAAACTGGCTGATATGATGGACAGTAAGCCGGGGTTACGGAGCATGTCGGATACCTGGAAACTGCTCCGTACGCTTTCTGCATTGCAGATTGATAAAGCATCCGGCTATCGTGTCAGGTCCGGTGTTTATTCGTTTGTCGGGGGAAAACGTTACGATCCGCCGCAAATGATGTATTCGCTTCGTGATAGCAAGGGGCGCGACCTCTTTTTCTCGGAAAGCCGGGATGAGTTACTGAAAAAGGCGAAAGCATATTTCGATGAACAAGGCTCCAGAGAAAGGGAAACGCCAGCAACCTCTGCTGATGACAGAATAACCTTTGACGTGTACCGGCATAAGGCCAGTGGCGACATTTTTATCGGTTATGGCAAAAACAGGCAGAAACTGAAGGGCGGTTTTGAGTCTGCCCGTGATGCACATGATTATGTGCGCACACATCGTGATGAGCTGGTTAATCAGGTGAAGGCGCTGCGTGAAGTCTCGCGTGAGGAGCAGCGTAACGCCACCAACCGCGATCGTACCGGACCAGAACGCCGCAAGGGGGATGTTTCGCCGGAGCAGTTCAGTGATGCGTTTGGTTTTCGTGGTGTGCAGTTTGGTAATTATGTGGAAAGTCCGCGTCGTCAGGCTGATTTGAACCGGGCTTATGACTCGCTGCATGACCTGGCTGACGTGCTGAACGTGCCGACAAAAGCGCTTTCTCTGAACGGTCGTCTTGGGCTTGCTTTTGGTGCCCGTGGTAAGAGTAAGGCGGCGGCACACTATGAGCCGGGTGAGGTGGCAATCAACCTGACAAAAGGTAACGGACCGGGGGCGCTGGCCCACGAATGGTTCCATTCACTGGATAATTATTTTGGTCGTTATGATGTTTCCACTGACGGGAAGATCACGTCAGGTGGCGACTATATGACGGAAGCACAGCGTGCCGGGCGCGTATTTAAAGACGGCAGGTATGTTGATGCGGAATATCCGGTACGTCAGGAGGTTTACGACGCGTTTAAAGGCGTGATGAAAGCCATTAACAGCAGTGACATGTTGCGTCGTTCTGAACGCCTGGATGGCGTTCGTTCAAAACCGTACTGGTCAACGGATGTTGAAATGGCGGCGCGAGCCTTTGAGCGTTATGTTCAGGATAAAGCGCGTATGGCTGGCGTGGAGAATGATTATCTGGTCAATATCCGTAAGGCGGATGACCATGGACAGCCGGACACCTACGCTTATCCGACGAATGCAGAACTGGATGGCGGTATTCGTGAGGCATTCGATCACTTGTTCCGAACACTGAAAACCCGTGAGACGGACAAGGGAGTTGCGTTTTATTCCCGTAAGGGCGTGACCCGCACACCTGAAGGCAATCTGATTTCGGATGTTAACCGCAGTGCGGAAGCCAAAGGCAGTCCGGTCCCGCAGGTTGAAGCGGTTGCCCGTGGCGTGATGAGCGGCATTAAGGACAGTGACCTGAAGGTCCGTGTGGTGAAGTCACAGAAAGAGGCTGAAGCGCTGGCGGGTGAATTGTTCGATGGTTACGGCAGGGTGCACGCATTCTATCGTCCGGATAAACGAGAAATTGTCCTGGTGGCGGATAACATCCCTGACGGGCGGACCGTTCGCGAGAAGCTGCGTCACGAGATCATTCACCATGCCATGGAGCATGTTGTCACACCAGCGGAATATCAGACGATTATCAAAACCGTGCTGAAAACCCGCGACAGTGATAACGTCACCATCCGTGAAGCCTGGCGTAAGGTTGATGCTTCCTATGGTAAGGAATCACCGGAAGTACAGGCGGGTGAATTTCTGGCACATATGGCGGAGAAACAGCCGAATAAATTCGTGGCGGCATGGGAGCGTGTTGTTGCCCTGGTCAAAGGGGTACTGCGTCGTACGGGGTTACTGAAGCCGACGGAACTGAACGATATCAGACTTGTTCGCGAAACTATTCGCACGTTAGGCCTGCGTGTGCGGGAAGGTTACACGCCGCGTGAGGATGGCGCGGGCGCATCGTCTCAGTACTCCCGTAGTGGTAAACCTGATCCGTTCAAAGTGCCGGAAGGTGAGGGCGAGCGTTATCGTGATGACCTTGCCAGAATGATGAAGTCGTTACGTTCTGGTGCAATGACTGCAAACATCGGGCGTACGCCGCCGGTATTGCGCCACCTTGGCGCACCAGATTTGCCGCTGGTTATCTCCCGCGACACTGTGCGGAAGGCAACCAATGTAGTGAAACATGTGGTGCCAATGGATGTTATCGAGAGACTTCCTGAGCTGATGCACGATCCGGATGCAATTTACCGTTCCGCGACAGAAAGAAATGCGGTTGTGATGCTGCTTGATGCCGTGGATAAAAATGGTGATCCGGTGGTGTCGGCAGTGCACATGAAGGCAACAGATAAACGAATAGAAATTAACAAGGTGGCTTCTGTATATGGAACAAAAGGGGGGATGAACAAAGCTAATAGCCTGGATAAAGCAGGTTTGACGCTTTACCGGAAGGAAAAATTAAGCCGCGATAACCCTCAGTACAGTGGGCTTCAATTGCCCAAAGAGGAGCGTTCTTATCGCGGCTCTGTAGATAAAATACTCTATCCTGAAGATATTCGCAATGGGCCGTATTACTCCCGTACCAGCAGTCTGACACCGGAAGAGACAATTGCATCGCGTTTTGTGCGTCAGATGCAGGATAAATTCCAGGTGCTGAAAGCTGTTCAGGAGAACATCCGTAAAACTGGCGGAAAAATAGACGACAGTAACAACGCTTATATGGCGGAAGAACTCTTCCACGGGAAGGCGGAAAACGACCTGAACGTGATGAAGGAGCGCTACGTTCAGCCACTGGCTAAATTACTGGCGGACTACAAAATTGCGCAGGCCGATCTGGATGAGTACCTCTACGCCCGTCACGCGCCGGAACGTAACGCGCATATCGCGAAAATCAACCCGAAAATGCCGGACGGCGGTTCGGGGATGACCAACGCGGAAGCGGCGGAAATCATGCAGCGTGTACGTAACAGTGGCAAACAGGCACAGTATGACCGTCTGGCAGGGATTATTGACGATATGCTGGCCCGTCGCCGTGAGCTTATCCGTCAGGCCGGACTTGAAGAGAACGGTGTGGTGGATGCCTGGCAGAACGCCTACCGTTACTACGTTCCCCTGAAAGGTCAGGATGTTGACGGTGTGGTGTCACTGCCCCGTACAGGTAAGGGCTTCACCATCGGCGGACGTGAAAGCAGGCAGGCCATGGGGCGTGCATCCCGGGCACAGTCTCCGTCCACTCAGGCGATACAGGACCTGAGCGAATCGCTGATCCGCCATCGCAAAAACGAAGTGGGTAACGCCTTCCTGAAACTGGTGCAGGATAATCCCGACAAGGATTACTGGCAGGTATTCACCGATGACAGACCGGATACCATGCGGACGATTGCAGAGCGCAAGGACCAGGAAACTGGTGAAACCATTCGCGAAGTTGTCGAACGCCCTGTACCGATGGCAATGATGGCAGACCGGTACTTCACCACCAAAAAGAACGGCAAAACGTACTACATCAAACTCCATGATCCGCGCCTGATGCGTGCGATGAAGAATATGGGACCGGAAACCAGTAACGCCGTAATCCGCACGCTGGGGAAAGTTAACCGCTTCCTGGCAACGGTGAACACGTCGTATAACCCGGAATTCCTGGTCAGTAACTTCATCCGTGACGTGCAGACGGCGGTGATGAACCTGAAGGCGGAGCAGGGAAGGAGCGACGGCAAACTGAAAGGGCTGGATAACTTATCCGCACTGGCTGTGGTGAAAGACAGCCGGTCTGCCATGTCTGCCGTATACGCCAGTCTGCGTGGTAAAACCCTCACGGGCAACGGTGCGCAGTGGCAGAAGGTGTGGAAAGAGTTTGTTGAGGACGGAGGTAAAACCGGCTGGTTTAACATGGGTGATCTTGAAGGCCAGCAGAAGGAAATGGATCGCCTTGTATCGCTGGCGAAGGGAGGATGGAAAGGCCAGAGTATCGGTGCATGGAATTCGTTCCTTAACCTTGTCGAGGATGCCAACGGGGCGGTTGAAAACGCTCTGCGTCTTTCTGCCTATAAACACGCCCGTGATGCCGGTTTGTCACGCCAGCAGGCGGCGTCCCTTGCCAAAAACATGACGGTGAACTTTAACCGTCGTGGTGAGCAGGGAGCGCTGATGAACTCGCTGTACATGTTCGCCAACGCCAGCATTCAGGGGACCGCAAACCTGGTGAGAACGCTCGGACATCTTAATGGCGACGGGCCGTTACTGGAGCGCCTTCGCTGGAAGAATCTCAATGTACCGCAGAAAATCGCGCTTGCAGCTGTGGGAGCGGGTTATCTGCTTGGCTCGCTTAACCGCAGCGTGGCGGGGGAGGATGATGACGGGGTTAACTGGTATGACAAGGTGCCGTCTCATGTGAAAGAGCGTAACCTCGTCATTATGAAATCGGTGTTCGGGGGCAAGGCCGGAGAGTACTGGAGTATTCCTCTGCCTTACGGGTACAACGTTTTCTTCCTGCTTGGTCACACAGCCGAAGGGGTGGCAGCGGGCGACCTGACCGCTTCACGTGCTGCCGGTAATGTTGTTGGTGGTGTGCTTGGGGCATTCAGTCCTGTGGGCAGTGAAACGTCGGAAACACTGTCCGGGGCATTGCTGAAAAATGCAGCGCCGACCATTCTGCGTCCGTTTGCGAACCTTGCCATGAATGAAAACTTCATGGGGGCGCAGATTTACCAGGAGAACATACCGTTTGGTGCACCAAAACCTGACAGCCAGCTGGGAAGACGTTCAACGCCAGAAGCGTACAAGGCGTTTGCATCCTGGCTGAATGCGTTCTCAGGTGGCAGCCAGTATCGTCCCGGCGCGGTGGATATCACACCGGAATCGCTGAAATTCTGGATTGACTATATCTCCGGAGGGACAGGGCGCTTCATTTCCAAAACCACGGATGCGGCGGTGAAATCGCTGAATGGTATTGATATACCGGAACAGCAGGTGCCCTTCCTGGGGAAAATTTCAGGTGAGGTGATGCCGTATGCTGACCAGCAGAAGATGTACGACCGGATGACGGAGGTCGCGCAGTATCACGCAGAGCTGAAGAGTCTGACCGGTGCAGAAAGAACGGCGTTCATTGACGAGAACAACGGAAAATTGTCGATGAACGGGCTTATGCAGGATACCCGGAAGAGACTGAAGGATTTGCGTAAACAGCGTGATGCCATTTACGCCGACAGTACTCTCAGTCTGGCGCAACAGTCGGCGATGGTGAAATCGGTAGAGCGGGATATGAAAATTGCCGTGGATCGGTTTAACCGCGAGTACAACAAAAAAGTGGGAGTGGAGTAA